TCAGAAGCGCCGCGTATAGACGCTACCGTTCCGCCATCTGCTGCCGGGCGGCCCAAGCTTTCACCGTCTTTGGTCGTAACACCAACAGTGACATAATTCCCGTTAGAAGACTTTACCTTTGTCGGGCCGCCACCTTCTTTTAACGCTTCGATTTGCCGGTCTAAATTAGCTCGAGATATTACACCAGCAATAGCACCAATCGTGCCGGGTATAAGCTGTTTTTCTTTGCGCTTCTCTAGCTCGTAAATTGCGCCTTCTCGGATTGTTTGCCGACCAACCTCGGTTCCTGTAGTGGCTTCCATAAGGTCTTGTTGGCGAGAAGCTTCAGCTCTTTCAACTCCGGCGCTTGTCATAACCCCGGAACCGCTTCCGCTCCTGACGATGCTACCGCCCTCAGTTTTGGCGTAAGATTGCTCACCAGTAACCCTTGCCGCAGTCTCTAGCCGCTGCTCTTCTTGTTTTTGCGCCCGCTGCTTTTCCGCCTGCCTTTGAGGGGCTGCATCATAACCACCGTCGTTTCCACCGCCACCGCCGCCGCCCATGTCAGACTCCTCTTAACTTATGCCAACCACGCTTATGTTTGGTTGTTCTTAACCATTGGGCGTTATCATAGCCCATGCCAATAAACTTGTCTTTAAGATACCTGAAACCACTAATAATGTCACGTTTGCCCCCTAAACAGATGAAATCTATAATCCAAGGGGTATTTCCAACGCCATAGAAGCCATCAGGCGGAAACCTGCCAGTCTCTAAATATTCCTCAACATGCTCGTCATCGGGGAAGGCATAGGTCGCAAACATAGAAGGCATGCCATCTTTAAAATCACAAACAAAAGTCTCGTTCTCAACCGGAGGCACGATAAGAAGCTCGTAGTCCCAGTCGGTCCAATACTTATGATAAGGACTTCTTCTAAGCAAGTAAGTCGCTACCATGTAGCCCTTTGCACTATTCGGGTTCATTAGGCGAACGGGTTGTACGAATTGTCTGCAACCGCTTGCGGAGCTCTGACTCCAGCTTCTCTATTTTGGAGCCCAACTGCGAGGTACCTAAACGCATCAGCCGCGTGGCTAGTAAAGTCGTGTCTAGGGTGATTTCTAAAAATCTGTCTTTTGTCATCCCAATCTTGCCTATACTGTTTCAAACATTCCAGCCCAACAGCGCACTTGTCATCGTCAAAGTAACACTTGGGCATCATCATTCGTGCCGCATTAATGCCATCCGCAATCTTCATTTTTGGAATAACACGGAACCGAATACCTAAATTGTACGCCGTCTCTAACCGGCTCTTACCGCTACCCAGCTAGCGCACTTCAATATCATGCGGCGCAAGGTGGTCGCCATAATGGTATTCTTTTTGCCGTAATACCTCGGCATAGTGGTCGAGCCCAACTCCAGAGCTCTCATAATAATCAATGACATTGACTGCTCCGCCACGGAATATCTGGGCAAACCAAATAGCCGTGCTGTCGTTCATGCCCAAGTCCCACGCAGTATGCACTGGAAGCGAAGGGTCATATGGTACTCTGGTTATCTTTCCAGCATCTTCAGCATCCGCAAGTAACTTCGCGTAGTACGCACCAATGATAGCGGCTGTAAAGGAACACTCAAATTCCTGCTGATACTGCTCTTCTGTCATAGAAGCTCGAGCAGCAGCTAGTTCCTCTGGCTTAACAATCTCTGTCTCGCTCGCCTTGCAGACCCTATAATACCAGTCTTCGGAACCCTCGCCCAGCTCACGCTTAGCGTTCTGCATCATATCATAAAAATGATTATGGCCTGCCGGGGTTCCCAGAAATGTAGCCGAGCCCTGCCTGTCAGACAGTGCTGGTCGCACTACCTCGCCCCATACCCGAGGATTTTGCATGCCATATTCGTCAAAGAAACAATCATCTAAATAAATACCACGCAACGCATCGGGGTTTTCGGCAGACAATAAAGTTATTCTTCCGCCATTAGGAAAGTCGGCTCGTAGCTCAGTCTCGTTAAATGTCGTGCCCGGTATCACTCCGGCGTAATACTTCACATAGTCCCAAGCAATACGCTTCGCCTGCGTAAAGGTAGGAGCAATCAAAGCAACACGAGGACGAGGTAGCGGATTAGTTAGCACTCGCTTTATCATATGATTAACGGCCCAGACCGTCTTTCCAAAGCGTCTATGCATCACCAGCACATTCCAGCGCTTCAGCTCTTTGTGCATGTCAGACTGTATCGGACGAGGCTTGTACGGGATTTTAACTTCCATCAGTCAGTCTCCCACAATATCTTCACAGTGCCATCGCCTATCTCTACCCCAGCTCTATTCTTAGAATCACCGAACCGCTCCGGCAGTATCTTGCTGGCCTTCCACCGGACATGGTGGGCATAGTCACGCAACACCCCCGTATCGTAATCTTTCCTCCGGTGAAGAGCGTCGTCAAACACTTGGTCAAGCTCTTCCAAAGCCTTCTCAGCGCTGTACTGCTGTGCCTGCTTTACCGCTGCATCAAACTCAGGGTCAGTCTTCATTCGCTTGTAGAAGGCCGTGCGTGAGATGCCAATGCCCTCGCAAACATCGACGATGGTATGCCCGTCTGAGATACCGGCAAGTATTAGGTCAGTCTTCGGCTTTGTGAGTTTGGTCATGGCTGTGTGTCTTTACCTAGTATTTAACATATATAAGAGCGGCCCCGTGCGCGTGGGGGTGGTGGGTCAAAATGCATCCCCCCCATGCTCGCGCGCGTTCCATCCTGTGCATCGCATGCCGGGCGCTGGTTCCTTCCTTCATTGCTTCGCTGTCCTGCTGTGGCAGTGGCGCAACAGTGTTGCCAAGATGTCACTCGGTCGGTATGCTCTAGCTATGCCGCGTGAGGATGATGTAAGCTGTATGTCTAAACATATATACATAACGCGCATCCATTCCCAAAACATCCAAGCAAATCAATAGCCCGGCAATCCCTCACAGATTAAAGCTTTATTGCCACTGTGTAAACTTTTTTTGCTAAAGGGTATTGACTACCGGAAATCCTTGCCTCATATAGGAAGGACAACGCAACAGCAACCGAGGGCTAACCCATGCTTACAATTACAAACACAGCACGCGACATTACCAAATGTTCTAACAAGCGTTATAACGTCATTCACTCATTTGCAACAGCGCGGGACGTCAACGAGGCAAAACAAAAGATTACCGAGATTTGCAGATACCTGCGCCTAGACCCGGCAGAGTTTCTTGTAACAGATGAGTCTGGCAAAACCAGACGCTTCATACACAGGAACCCGGCAATATTCACAGGCTAAAACATTTCATTGGCTGGAGGGCTAACGATGACAAACTTAAACGAACTATTCAAGAACCCCGAGGACCAGCGCAGAGGTCCGAACTGTGGCGTGACAGCTCTAGCAGTATCAACCGGCATTTCGTTTAACAAAGCTTGGCAGACGTTCAAAGCATTGAACCCGCGCAAATATAACGCGCGATGGAAGGGCGGAACGTATAGCAGTGACCAGCAGAAAGCGCTGGAAAAGTTAGGTGTTGATTTTGATACCTTAGAACTTCCAAAGATGACTCTGGCAAACTTTGTTAGAGAGCACACCAAGCGCGACACGCTCTATATGGTCACAACTACCGGGCACGTTCAAACGGTCCTGAATGGCGAAGTAATCGACCAGGCAGGCAAAAAGCCAATCGGCAATTTCTGGGGAAGCCGTAAGCTTGTAAAGCGAGTGAACCTAATCAAAGAACCATTCAAACACGCAACAGCAACAGCACCAAAGGCCGCACAACCTGCGCCGGGTGCGCCTGCGTTACTTTTTCCGGCAACGGAATTACCAAGCTCGCTATTCTGCGAGCCTCATCAGCTAACATTGTTCTAGGAGGATTTTTAACAATGGAAAAGACACTAACAGAATACAACGTGCACGAGCTTGCACTATCAATAAATGAATCATGCCAGAGCATGAAGCTTGCCGTTGAACAACTACGCAAGGGCAACGACTACGGAACTGAACATTACAAGCTTGAGTGCTTGTTCTGGTCAAAGCGTGCAGTTGATGCCGTTATAGCTTTATCGCTTGACCCTAAAACCATTTGCCCAAAGCAAGAAGCATGGGCTGAGAAATTTTCAACAGAGCTGGAGGGCTAAACAATGACATTTACAGAAACAAGAAAAATCATCCGCAACCTTGAAGCAGAAATAGGTTGTTACGACTGGCGCGAAACTATTGAGAATATGCGGGATTGCGTCGCAGATTTTGAAATACCAAACTTTCGTTTTATTCATGTTGATGCTATCGACAGAATACAGCAAGAAGAGCTTGAAAGTGATACCTATATTTTAGGTTGTTTTAATGCAGGCTTTCTTTCTGAGATTCTTGGCATGAGCTTCGAAGCAATTCGCAAGATTCAGGAAGCCTCGCCCGAGGCACTAGGCGAGCTCGTGCTTGCAAGCGGCAAACTAAAAGAGGTTCAAGAAGAATATGTTTCAGCCGATGGATACGGGCACCACTTCGCGCACTACGACCACCACGAGCGTGAGATTGACGGCACCGATTACCTAGCATTCAAGATATAGGAGGCCGAGTAATGAAACAGCCTAAAACATTCAAACAAGCCGCTGATTATTATCTGACGCTTAATGCATGGCTTGCCGGGCGTTACGCGACCACTGACAAGCACGGCAGGCGATGGCTGGCACAATATACCGCTGGCAACCGTCCGACGCGTTACAAGCGCTTAGAACACGCTTTCTTCAGGCGCTATATTCTACCATTCAAAAACATGCAGGAGGGCTAAGCATGAAAGAGCTTATTATATCACCGGGCGAGCGTGAACAGCTCACAGCGTTTTATCTGGACACGGTAAAGAATGATTTTCTGAGGGAGTACCCGGACAACAGCGCAGAAGATAACTGGTGGTCTGGAATAGGGCTAGGCGCTCGCATGTTCGATTTATGTGTTTACTGGTTTGATGAGCAAATAACTTGCCTCGTTTACGAATGCCACAAGGACCAGACCGGGCAATACCTAACCGACACAAACCGCGAAACATTTCTAAAGCTGGAGGGCTAAGCAATGGACAAAGCTTTTTCAATAATTGGGTACTTGTTACTCGTTGCCTTTACGCTTGGCTGGATGGATACGTTGTGGATTTTTGGCGTAGAGGACAGCAAGCAATACACAATCTGGCACCTTATCCAGACGCTTGCACAATAACACAAGGCCGGGCCAGCAATGGCCCTGCCGCCTGAACAGCTTACAACCGGGCTTTTCTGGCGGCAATGATGCCGACAACAGCCAACAGGAGGGTTTACCCATGGCAAAACGAGGAAGACCAAGCAATGCAGAAAAGGCATTGCAAACAGCCCAATCACAGGTCCGGACATGCTGGCAGGGAATACAAGATAAGCAAGAGCACGAAAACGCCGTCGCAATGTCTCTTTTATTTGATGAACAGCAAGCCGCTATCAAGACAGCTCTTTACGCATTGGAAGAGTTCAAAACCGAATGGACCGAAAGGCTAGACATCAGCACCGGCACAGCCAGAAGGCTAGACAGAGCTTTTTGGAGTATGCAAGCCGCATTCCCAGACCGTGACATCACGGAGGAAGGGTAATGCTAGCAGTAATTCACACGTTGAAAGAGTCCGAGACATTCGGCGGGCAGACAACGCATAAATACTTCGACCATTATCAGTTATGTGACACGATGGACGAGGCCCGGGCACGGGTTATGCTTCTTATCTCATTGCATGATGAGAAGCTTTCTAGCTATGCAATCTGCCAAATCATTGAAGCTTCTGAACCCCATTGGGCCGATGCTTCGCCTATGGGCTTGGGAGATTAGAGAAATGGGCCCGGACGAGCTAAAAGAAAGGCGCATATTCCTATCGCTCACACAGCCGCAGCTTGCCCGCAAGTTTGAGCTGTCCGACAGGACTATTCGCAATTACGAATCAGGTGCAACGCCTATTCCTAAAGTGTTTCAGATGGCGCTCGATGCTCTGGAGCTAGCAGAGAAATGAAAATCATATCAAGAGATGAGGCAGTCCAGCTTGGGCTGTCTCGTTACTTTACCGGCAAGCCTTGCAGTAAAGGCCATATTGCCTATAGACGAACAGCTAACCATAACTGTTCTGTATGCTCTAATGAGCAAGCAAAAGCACGCTCGCAAAAGTTACGCGACAATAGCAAGCTGACAGTTACAGGCAACCCAAAGCATGAGCAACCAGCAAGAGAGAAAGCAAGGCAAGAGGCCATAAGGTCAGGAGCTAAAACTTACTTTCACGGCATACCGTGCAAGCGGGGCCATGTTGCGCCAAGGCATACATCTAACGGTATGTGCATGGATTGTAGTAGGCAACAGAACTCTACAGATAAAGCAAAAGCACGAAAGAAAAAGCATAAGCTCGATAACGCCGAGCATTATAGAGAAATGGGCAGGCAATATAGGGCTGAGAACAGCGATAAGATGCGCGAATATCTAAAGCAATACTATGCCGATAATAAAGAAGAACATTTAAAGAAAAACAGGCTTTACAGGATAAAGCATAGAGATTGCCCGGAACAGAAGGCAAAAAAGAAAGCCTTTTCTGATAAGTGGCGCAAAGAAAACCCTGATTACTTCACTGAATACGCAATAAAACGAAGCAAGGTGCTGAAAAAAGCAACACCAAGCTGGGCAAACATAAGCAGCATCACTGTGAAGTACAAGGAACGTACAGCCATGACAAGGCTAACAGGCATACAGCACCACGTTGACCATATCATTCCATTGCAAGGTAAGAACGTATGCGGACTGCACGTACCTGCAAACCTGCGCGTGATTCCAGCTAGGGACAACCTAAGAAAGCATAACCGCTTTGAATAGCACGCAGTGCTTAGCTGTAATGCTTAGCAGAGTAGCTAATCATTGCACTGGGCTTGTTTTTTTATATAGAAAAGTTTGCTTAGGGAAGTGCTAAGCAAGACTTGCTCAGCTAATCTGCTAAGCAGTGCGTTTCTCACTTACTCGAAATAGCATGTATTTTAACCCCGGTCAACAGGCCCAAATGCATAAAAGAGAAATGGGCTAAGCATCAACATACCGGCGATGCATCTTTACCGTGCCGAAGAAATCATAGACATGCACAATATCTGCTTTGAACCCTTCGACTGTCTTCTCTCTTCCTGATGGGAACCGGGCCACTACTTTTTTAGCGCCACCCTTCTCACTCAGACAGACCTGCATATAGCAATCATCCCCCCGGACAGTAACGATGGTGCCCCAATCCTCTCGATTACTGCTGACCGAAGCGCCAATAGCCTCACCCATACTAGCCAGCCTGTCTTTAATCGCCATGACGCGAAGTGTGTGCTGTGAGTAAACCATTATATACTGCTCTCCGCGCAAACTACATCAGATACAAAGCTTGGGCGCTGCCCTGCCGGAACCTCAGACCATGTAGCAATGTGATTATCCCTGAGTGCCTTCTCTACTTTAGTACCTGTCCGGTAGCATGCAGACGCAGTGGCAAAGTTCTTCTTGCCAATATATTCGCAACGGGCCTCGGTATTTGTCCCCGGGCTCATAACCAAACAAAACAAAATGACATACTCATACATAGCTAGACCTTCCCTGCAAACATATCTAAGAAATCACCAAGGTCCACAACAGCAAGCGGCTTCTTCCTATCAGCACCCACAACAAGAATATCTGCACCCTCTAAATGCTGGTAAAGAAACTTAAACCCGTCAGCCCGCTTCTTCGCCTCGATAACCCAAGTCTCTCTGCCCTTCTTGATATGCACATCACCCTTAAATCCAGGAGCAGAGCCAGACAACGGCACCCGGTGCGCTTCTAAATCACGAAGCCGGGCAAGCTCGACAATCTCTCGCTCGAACCGACTGCCTTTTTCTTTTTGTGGATTACTCATCTGTTACCCTTCCTAATGTATTGACCCGGCGTTTTCGAGAAAGACCGTTATCTGCATCTCTTCCTCGTCAATCTCCATCTCGACCTCACCCTTGCCATCGCACATCTGGCAGGGCAGTAGTCTGTCTTCTAAATATCCGCCGTGGTCATAGTCAGCAACGCCGACCTCATACAGCGCCTTGCCCTCGCCGTCACACTCAGGACACTCGGCCCAAATCACCTCGGTATATTTTTTGTCTGAAGAAGTCATCAGGCCCAACCTTTCCGTCTGTAATAAGATATATAACCCGCATAGTTTCAGGTGCCGGGAACCTAC